TTGACGACCGTCTGCGAGAGGTTCTCCCACGATGCCGTCAACTGAGCCTGCTTGGCCGCGATAGAGTCGAGCCAGCGGGCGTGTACTTCTTCCATCGTGCCAGCAGAGTTCTCTGATGTCTTAAGGATCTCCTCTGCACGGCTCATGTTATTGAGCAACGCGGCGACTTGGTTCGACCTGACCTTACCAGCCAGCAGTTCAAGCAAAGCGCTCTGCTTGATGTCCGTCATGTCGTTCCAGACTCTGGAGATACCAAGCATAATGTCATACAGGTTCTTGTATGTGTCCTCGTCCTGCATGATGTCAAAGCCGCCTTTGCCATCAACATTGGTCAGCGCGGCGACCTGTGCGCGGAGTTTAGAGGTCGACTCTGCCATTCCGTCTGTCGACTCGCCCGCCTCCTCAAGCTGAGTTTTTGCGCCACGGATACGCATGGACATCGTCCTGATAGCGTTACCGGCGCTACTCGCGTCACGCGTGACTTCCGTGATGGCCGTGATCATAGCCGTCGCCTGGTCAAGGTCGACGCCAGTCAGGTTCAGTGCGCTGGCAGAACGCTGAAGACCAGCCGCGATATCAGACGCCGTTACAGCATACGCGTTAGCTACGGCGGTCATCTTGTCGCTGACAGCTTCGGCATCGCCGACATCCAGTCCATCAAAACCACGGATGATAGCAATCAACGCGTCCGACGCATCGTTCACGCTTTGGAAGTTACCGGTGTTCGCGAACTTCGTGGTGACTGTACCGAGCTCTTGGCTTTCAGCCAGCGAGTAGCCCATGCGGCCATACTCGGTAGCGGTGTTGATAAGGTCTGCCACAGACGAGCCGATGGCCACAGCCGTCTTGCCGCTCTGTTTCTGGAAGCGCTCATACGCCGCCGCAGACTCGTCAGTAACTTTGCGGAGCTCAGTCATCGCCGTATCGATCTGGGTGACGTAGCCAGCCATCTTCCTGACGGTGCCCATTACCCTCTGCACAGCCATGAACGCAGAGCCCACACCGAGCACACGAGACGCGAGCTTAGACAGCTTCCCGTCATACACGCCGACCAACGCACCGCCAGACTCAAACGACTCGTTCAGCGCCTTGACTTGGTTCTGCATGGTCGCGAACGACTCTTTCGCGGCTTCAAGGTTGCCGCCCCGGTACTGTGCTTCGTAATCTCGACGCATCTCCTGATACTGCTGGTCAAGCGCGAGTTGCGCAGGGCTCCACTTTCTACGGTCACCATTCTTGCTATTGATGGCATTGACCTGCTCTTCAAGCCCCTTGGCCTGTTCGCGCAGTTTGCCAAATGCGTCAATGGTCGATATTTCCTTAAGCCTCGCCTCACACTGTTCGAGCGCCGCGTTCAGCGCCTTCAGGTTAGCTTCGCTCTGATCGGCCTGATATGCTGAGTAAGCCCCCTCAAGCCTGTTTTTTATGGCTGTACTCTCGAACCTGTCTCCGTCTTCCCGCTCGTGTTCAAACCCGAGTAGGCCGTAGTTTTTATCGCCTCTGACTTTCTGGTACTGCTGGACGGCTTCGACGTGCGCTCTCGCTTCATCTGAGATTTGTCCAAGCGTGGACAATTGCTGGTTAAACTCAGCCAGCCCGTTCGGCGCCCGGAGGTCAATAGCATTCAGGCTGGCTAACGCATCCCTAAGCTCCCGAATCTTCTGGAGCTTTGATGAGTCGACATCGAGCGAGTCCATCCAACCGTTCAGTGTATCATTGACATTGTTACGCTTGGTGTTTGCCCGGAAGATGTCCTGATCAATGGTCCGCTGGCCACGCATGCGCTTGATTTCTTCACCGATGCGAGCCTGAAGCTGTGTTACTGAGCCACGGTCATCGACGTTCGCAGTTTGGAAGGCGGCGAGCATATTATCGATCACAGTCGTGTCGAGCGTATGTCCCATCTTCTGATAGGCTTCGCGCAGGCCGTTGACCTGATTGACGTAGCCTTCATAGGCAGACGCACGTCTGGCTTCCAGTATATCGTGGGTCTGCTCAGCGTTATTGTAATTAGCGTCGGCTTTCTCGAACTCTTTCTGGGCTTCAGCCGCAGCCTTGATTTGCACCGTCAGGTTGGCGAATGCGTCAGCGCGGTCGCTCAACGAACTATCATCCTTGAGTCCAGTCACCTGATTGATAGCGGCTTCAAGGTCGCTCCTTTGCTTCGCTACCATCGGGCTGTCTGTGCTCATGCGGGACAACAGGTCGTTGGCCTCAACAAGCTGTTTATCTTCTTTGTCCCTGCGCTTCGCGGTATCCAGTAGTCCCTGAAGCCCTCTCATCTGCGTGATGCGGGATTCAAGGTCGCCGGTGCCCTTGAAACGAGACAGGGCATCGACCACTTTACGCAGGTAATCAGGCAGTTTCGGCGACGACATGCCGCCATACGGCTGCGCCATCGTAGCTACCTGATTCCTGATGTTTTCGGCCTGTTTGTTCTGACCGGGCACCATCCTGTACTGTCTGCGGTTCTGTTTGCCGAGCTTCTCGTTGCTCTGCTGGCGGCTTCTCCACTTCGGATACTTCACGTCGAGGTCGTCGCGCATCGTCGCCATGTTTTCTTCTATTTCCCGCATAGCCGCATTGCGCTCATCGGCGCTCTGCGCTTTGCGGTATTTCGCGATGGCCTTTCTCGCGGCGTCGAACTCCGGCGGCAGTCCGCCAGACCCACCGTTCATGGCGTTATATTTGTTTTTATACTGTCCCATCGTGACAGTGCTGATGCGGTTGACCTTGCGGTTTTCTTTAGCCAGACGGGTCTGTTCTTTCTGGGCTTTGTTCTGCTCTACCTGAACGCGATGTTGGTCACGGTATGCAGATGTCTGCTCCATGTATGAACGCGTGACTGCGTTCATGGCCTTTGCCATAGCATTGTATGCGTCGACTCTGACCTGTGGGTTATCTTTGGCTGCCTGACTCTGGAAGTCATGATACGCCTTATCGAAATCCCCAAAAAGCGAAGAACGACCAGCACTATCGAACGTTTCGTCTATGCCGATCGCTCTGAACTGATTGATGAACCGTTTTCTCTGGGAAAGCATGTCATCAACATATGTGTCCATCTTCTCGACAGCACTGCTCGCCCATTTCTTCTGCATCTGTTTATTCAGGGCGCCAACACTGATTTCTAAATCTTTTACGGCGCTTTTGGCTTCTTGCAGAGCGTTTACGTCTTCGACGTTAATAAGGTCTATCTTCCCAGCGTCATCGACTGTGGCAATTTGCATCCACTGCTTAAGTAACTCGTTCTTGTTTGGATCGCCCTGCATGACCGGCAGTTCGTACATAGCCTTCATCTTGTTAACAAGAGCTAACCTTTGCCGCTCATACTCCCTTTGGAAAGAGTCGAGCTTGCTTTTGTTAGCCATTGTGGCGATGTTGTTGTATAGTGTAGAATACTCTATATTTCCATCGTCGCCTACATTTGCGTCAAACCTGTACTGTGCGCGAACCTGTTCGCCAGACCCATACTTTTTATCGGCACCAGAGATATTGATGCCGCGAAGTATACCGTTGGCCCCAAACAAACCAGTAATGGTTTTCTCTATAGCGCCGCCATTGTCGCCCAGAGAATCAAAAATTTTCTGAATCTCTCCTCCAACCTCACCAAGATTCAGAGAATTCAAAACTGTTTTTAGTTGTTCGAGAGATTCAAAATACCTAATCGTTCCACCGGGTGGTAAGTCATCTCCGCCGCCGCCAGACCCGCCACCGGGTCCGCGTCCGCCGCCCCCAACGCCGCTCATCAACTGCTTGTGCTCATCGTTGGCTTTGTTCTTTTTGTCGATTTGTTCCTGAAGCTTGCCCGCGTTGCGCCGACTTTCCTGTAAGTCCTTCTGGGCAGCCTGTTCGCTCTTCTTCGCGTCTGAGGCTTCCTTCTTTGCTGTCTCGGCCTTCTGCTTCTCTTGATTGAATTTCGTTTCCGCCTTCTCAGCCTTCTTCTCCGCCTGCTCTACCTGCTTCTTCAGTCTCGCGTTTTCCTTCTGAAGGTCAGAGTTTTGCTTCGACAGGTCTTTATCTTTCTGCTTGTTCTCGCTGGCCTGCTTCTGCGCTTCCGCGTTTTTCTGCTCGAGATTAGCGACCTTCTTCTCTGCATTCTGCGCCCGCTTTTCAGCTTGCGCAACCTTCCGCTCTGCTTCCTGTCTGGCTTTGTCGCTATCTTTGGCCTGCTTCTGCGCTTCATCGAGTTTAGCCTGCGTGTCCTGATCGGTTGAGGTTTTGCCTTTTTTGCCGCTACCTTTCTTGCCGCCGCCAGAGCCGTCTTCGTTCTGCCTTGTGCTCTGTTTCTTTTGTTCTTGCTTTTGCGCGGCCTGCTTTTGTGCGTTAGCCAACTGAGCTTTTAGACTGGCAATTTCTTCGTCTTTCGCGGCAGACTCTTTGCGGGCTTGCTGAGCTTCCTGTTGAGCGTGAGCAACATCGGCTTTCGCCTTAACAGCCTCCTCTTGTGCCTTTTGCGCTTCACGCGTAGCGCGGTTTTTGGCCTGTGATTCAGCAAGTTTATCGGCGTCTTCCTTATCATATTTTGCTATATCGCTATACGCCCTTTCTATAGAATTGACAAGGCTTTCTACTTGGGCTGAAAAACTGCCGATATCTTCAATCGCAGAGGCGGCATCACCACCGCGTAAATTCTTTATAGCTTGCCACTTATAAATATTGGCATACTCCACATTGTCGTAAATATTGGCAATAGACGCGTTGTCTCTGTGTTTTCTATAGGTTGTTCTGTCGATCGCGCCGAGAGCGTCAGTCATTTTGATTCTCTGAGCGGCAATGGCCGCATACGGGTTTGCCGCGATTTCTGCTCTTCTCTTAATATCGCTGGGATTGTTCCATATTGTTCCCTTGCCGTACGGCTTCTCGAGCGCTTCAAGAGTCTTTCTGATATCGCCGAATTCCTTCAGTGTTTGTCCATAATTGCTCATCTGAGAAGACAACTGGTCGAGCGCACTGACAAGCCTGTCTATACCTTTGTAGTTGGCATCTCCTTTTTCGTTATCGCCAAACCACGATTCATGGACTCTACCCCAGCCGTAGTAACGAAACTGGTCGCCGTTATTACCGTCGCTTTTTTCATTAACTGTTTGATTGATTGTTATGTTTGTGACGCCGCCGGACGCATTTCCACCCCTGCCATTATTTCCAAGCGCTGAATCGATCCGATCTAATATCTGGTTGAACTGCGCACCGGTTATCCCCGAATTCGGTATCTTTCCACCAATATTCACTTTTCTTGCCATGTATTTCCACCGCCTTTATTTCATAGATGATAATAGTTCTGAAACCGCTTCATTGAGCGCGTTTTCATGTATCTCTGGTAGCACATCTTGTATCTCATTCAACACCATTTGCCATGCTCGTGTTTGGTCGTACTCTTCATCGTACACTTGATAAAAATCACGCGGTGGATGGAAGTCTCCCCTGTACCGATGGTGCCTTGGCAGCGGATAACTATAGCCATAGCCACCAATGACCTGGGGCTCCAGCATACCGTCACCGCTACCCTTATCTGTTTGTCCGGGTGGTGTGATATTAATCATTTCACCGCTGAAGTTAATGTAATCGCCACTTATGGCTCCATCGGCAATATTGATAACTACGTTGCTTGGGTCTCCAAGACCTCCACTACTTCCGCGTCTTACATAATAAGGCATCTCGTTATGATAAGCACCATAAACATACCGATGCACACCCTGCACAACCAGACCTGATATATAATCCCATATATCTCCACCATCAGCACACAGTGTTTGTATGGCCTCCTGAAGTACGGGTAATAGCATTTCAGCAAAATGCTTTTTGTATACGTTGTTAAAGTCTTCTAAACTAAACGCCACCCATATCACTCCAATCTTCCTATATTCAGTGCGTTTCTGCACGTTATTTTCAATTCAAAAAAGCGGTCGCCAGATTTCTCCGACGACCGCGTACTGTTTACAGGTTTACATCCCACTGTGTCATTTCCTTCACAATGGTCTGCACATAACTGTTTCCGTGGTTCTTCTCATACGCTTCCGACATCTTGATCAGGTCTTCCTTCTCATACGCCGCAAGCTTCTTGTCATCCAAATGTTTGTAATACATATCTGTTATCTCGTGCCTGAGCATGGCCTGAAGCGCCAACTGTTGGTCGCCGTTCGTCTTTTTCTGCATTGACAAAAGCTCGCTGACCGCAGTCTTCAGCGATTCGATTTCGCACTTCATATCATCCGCGTCTGTATTCCGGCGCACAAGGTTCTTAAACCGCTCACGCGCCTTCTTGCTGAGTCCGAGCACCGCGCCGGTGATAGCCGTGATGGCGCCGATCATCGACGCGAGCCAAGTGAGCAGAGATGCGATGTCAAAATTTTCCATTGAAAACACTCCCTTTATTTGGGAGGCATCGCCTCCCCGTTTGATGCCATTTCTTTGATTGCTGTCAACACTCCAATGATTGGCGAGGTTCCGTCCTCGCCGGGTTTAATGAATTCAGTCATGTTGTCGCCAAGCGCGATCAGGCTGTCCAGCAGTTTGTCGACAGGCTGTCTCTTGTCGGCGACCTTGTCGGCATTATCAAGCATGCGCGAGAACGCGTTGAAGTATTCCTGCCCGAGCGGCGAGTGGTCGCTCATGTATTTCAGATAGCGGGCATAGCCATACGCATACACCGCCGCCATAACCTCGTCGGCGTTGACGGTCTTATCTTTGATATCGCAGAACGTATACAGGTAAGCACTGATACGCATAAAGTCTTTGAACACAACGCCCTCATCCAGAGCCGCGTTGATCACGTTCTTGCTATACTGCATTGCTACCATTGTCATTTCCGTATAGGAAATATTGCTCTTGAATTTCAACTCTCCGGGATTATACATATCTTTATGCCTCTCCCCTTAATTTATTGATGCTTACTCAGCCGACCCGCCGTATGCGTCCTTCTTACCGAACATTGTGTCCAACGCGTCATAGCCACCGTTCGCCGCCAGAGAGACGACCACAGCATTCAGTACATCCAGAACGACCGTGCTCCAGTTTGTCAGTGTTCCGGTCGCCAGCTGAGACACGACAAGGATGACCAGCGCAAAGAAATAGCTGATCAGCTGAACGGGCACCTTGTAGCAAACCTTCTTCGTGAACTCTGTCAGGATGCCGGTAGCCAGCACACAGCCAGCAAACGTAGCGAGATATTCCCAAGTGAAAAACGTATCCATAATATTGCCTCCTTAATTCTTCAACTCTGGCTCACCGGCCAAAGCCTGAGCCACATAGTCCATGATCCATTCCTGCGAGACGGCGCCCATCGACCTCATCTCTGTCAGGATATCATTGCATTCCTGTGCAGCCGCAGTGCAGGCGTCAGCCGAGTCGTGAATACTCTGGGCATAGCCAGCCGCCTCCTGTGCAGAAGCCGCCGCCTCGTCCCTGTAATCGTCAACATACTCGATGTCCGCGTCCAGCACAGCGATCTGCTCGGTCAGCCGGTCGGCGATATCTTCGCACTCCCTCTGCGCCGTCTGTGCCGCAGTCGCCGCGCCACTGGCCGTGTTCATATATCCGTTCGCCGCGTTCTTCGCGTCGACCGCCAGCCCTGCCGCGACCTGAGCTTCTCGTCTTGCGTCACGCGCCATCTGAAGCTCTTCAAGATACTGGTCGGCGTAACTGCCAGACGTCTGCGCGTGCTGAAGTGAGAGGTCGGCGTAGCTTTGTGCCGCAGCGATAGAAGCATGTGCCGCGTCGACAGCCGCCTGTAAGTCCTCTGCGCTCTGAGCCGCCTCTTCAGCCGCCCGCTGTGCGTCATTGCGTTCGGTCTGCGCGACGGTAGCATGGCCGAGCGCCTGCGTGGCGTACGTCTGTGCCTGAGACGCGCTCTCCGCCGCATCGTCTTTGTAGGTACCGGCCTGCTCA